ACGGAAGGGTTCTGACATGAAGGGCATCGCAACAGCACTGGCCAAGGCGCAGATGAACATGGGCAAAGCACTCAAGCAGGCCAACAACCCACATTTCAGGAGCAAGTATGCCGACCTGGGCAACGTCATGGATGCCTGCCTGCCTGCGCTAAACGAGGCTGGCATCGCGCTGATCCAGCCCACCGGCGAGGACGAGCACGGCCGCTACGTCGAGACGATTCTGATCCACGGCGAGAGCGGCGAAAGTCTGACCTGCCGCGTGCCGCTGATCGTCTCAAAGAACGACATGCAGGGATACGGCTCGGCCGTCACCTACGCGCGGCGCTACGGGCTGATGGCGATGGCTGGCATCGCGCCAGAGGACGACGACGGGAACGCGGCGGCAAAGGCACCTCCGAAGCAAGAGCGAGCGCCAGCGCCCATGACCGAGTTCGAGTTTCAGACAATCAACGATCTGATTGAGAAGACCAAAACCGACGAGGCCAAGTTCTGCGCATACTGGAAAGTCAAAGCGCTGGACCTTCTGAGCGGCGCACAAGCCCAGAGCGCCATCGCCATGTTGACGAAAAAACTGGAGGCTGCGAATGGAACAGAGAAGTGATGATTGGTTCTCGGCTCGGCTGGGGTGCGTCACCGCATCCCGGACCGCCGACGTGATGGCGAAGACTAAGAGCGGCTACAGCGCGAGCCGGGCAAACTACATGGCTCAGCTTATCACAGAGCGCCTCACCGGCCAGGCACCTGATGGCTTCAGCAGCGCAGCGATGCAATGGGGGACCGAAACCGAGCCTCAAGCACGCATGGCTTATGAGCTTATGACAGGCGAGACGGTCGAAGAGACCGGCTTCGTCCTTCATCCCTCAATCAAAGACTTTGGTGCGTCTCCCGATGGCTTGGTCGGGGATCGTGGCCTGATCGAGATCAAGTGCCCGAACACCGCCACCCACATCGACACGCTGATGTCAGAGAAGGTTCCGAGCAAGTATCTGATCCAGATGCATGTGCAGATGATCTGCACGGGGCGGGACTGGTGCGACTTCGTCAGCTTCGACCCACGTCTACCTGGTGACATGGCGTTTTGGGTGAAGCGGGTCGAGCGCGATGAGTTTCTTTGCAACGAGATCGAAGTCGAGGTGACCAAGTTCCTCGATGAACTGTCGGACAAGCTCACTGCGCTGCGGCGTAGGTTCTCAGTGAATCAGGAGGACGTGGCATGACCGACGAAGACATCGTCAAAGCATATGACCGCATCGAAGAACAGTGCGGCGGGATCGCCAATATCAGTGCAAGATACGTCTTCGAGCGGACCGCGCAGGAGCTGGATGTGAGCGTCGAGCGGGTGCGCCGCGTGATGATCGATCACTGGACGATGCGGGGCGGGGGATGATGCCATACAAGGTCCGCCTGACCGGCCCACGCCAGCGCATGTATGCTCACCAGCTCATTGACGCCGCGCCGGACTATTCCACCCTGACCATCTCAGGGGGAGACCGAACGCTCAATCAGAATGCCAAGATGTGGTCAATGTTGACAGATGTCGCGCTGGCTCAGCCGGAAGGCAGGAAGTGGACGCCAGAAACATGGAAGTGTGCATTCTTGCACGCGCTAGGCCATCAAGTGCAGTTTGCCGACGGCCTGGACGGCACCGGACCTTTCCCGCTTGGCTTCAGGTCATCGAAACTGACCAAGCCGCAGATGAGCGCGCTTATTGAATCCATATACGAATATGGCTCCCGACATGGTGTCGAGTGGAGCGAGAAGGAGGAAGAATGAAACCGAAACTGACACTCGTCCGATGGCGATCTCTCAAGAAGCTGGAAGGCGTCGGAGATGTGCCGTTCCTGTCCGCACAGTTCGACCTCAAGGGGCCGACGATGGTCAGCCTTGAAGAATGCGGATGGGTCGAGCGCGTCGAGGAACCAGAGACCGAAACACCATTCTCCATCGAAACGAATGGCATCCACTGGCGACTGACCGCCGCCGGACGCGCCGCCATCGCGGCACTTCCTGAAACCGCACCACAGAGGAACTGACATGGACCAGATCGACACCAACGCAGCGGATCAGCTTCGCCAGATCGTCGAGCGCATCGAAGCCCAGAACGAGCGGATCGCCGACGAGACCGAGGCGCGGAAAGAAATCTATGCCGAAGCCAAGGCGCTCGGATACTGCCCGAAGACGATCAGCAAGATTGTGGCCCTTCGCAAGAAGCGGGCGGAAGACATCGCCGAGGAAGAGGCCATCGAAGCCATATACCGGGAGGCTCTCGGGCTATGAGGTGGCTGCTCAAGCCCATCATGCGGCCCATCGCAAAGAGGCAACTGACGAAGTTGTATGCGGAGCGCAACCGAATCGAGGCTGCGATCATCCGGGCGCGGAAGTCGAAAGGGCGGGTTCAGGACCTTTATGACATGTCGCTCGCCGTCACGGTCGAATGCCACGAGTGGGAAAGATGGCTGGACTGACTTGGCAAAGGGTAACTGGATGCCGGTGCGGGTCGGAAAGGTCATTTATCCATCGCACGGACACGCAGCGGAGGCGCTCGGGATCAGCAAGACGGCCATCAGCCAGCGGCTGCGGCGTCGAGGTCATGCGGAGACGATCCCGGAAGGCGGGGTGCCTGGGAACACGAATGCTGCGAAGCCAGTCACGATATACGGCACCACCTTTCAGTCGAGAAAGGCGGCTGCTGAGGCGCTTGGCATAACGCGGAGCCAGCTCACCAAGTGGCTGTCTGACCAAGCGTCACCGGCCCAGCGCCAGATGATGCTGTCGGCTATGATGCGCTACAGGATCAAGTCAGCCAGCTGAAAAGCAAACGCCCCGGCAGGCATCCGGGGCGTCACTCACGCGGCGCGGAATGGAAACGCCGCACTAAGGCGACCATCCACACAACTCTGCGCCGGTCAGGTTATGCGCGAGAAGCTGGTCAATGGTCCCGTCCGTCAATCTGTCATTCGTCGAGGGCCGGATGGGCGAGGCCGCTTGACAGAACTGCGCTTCAGTCGCGCATCCAGCGAGCAAGAGCGTCGTCGCGATTAGAGCGAGACATGTTTCGAACCTCTTCATCTGCCTTCCTCCTTGCCTCAGCCGCCCGCAGCGCGTCTTGGAGGCGTGCCACAGCGGCAAGTCGCTTCGCCCGGTTGTCGAGATACAGGACAGCCACGAAGACCATCACAGCGCCGATCCCGACGAGCAGGGCATACCGCCCGAGGCGCGATCCCATGAGCCAGATCACAGGCGGCCACCGCCCCAGATAGCCTCCACGACGATGAGCGCGGCACCTACGGCCAAGGTAAGCACAACGCCCGCAAGCACGCCGCCGAGAAATGCCCAGATCATCGCCCCTTGTCTCCTGCTTTCAGGTCGTCCCAGCGAGCGTAAAACATCAGGCCGACACCGGCCAGCGTCAGCGCGACGCCGACCCAGCGAAGAACCGGCAGCGCCTCGGACAGCGCGTTGACCTGGTTGGCCGCCGACAGGGCCTGCTCGGCCACGTCGGACAGCCCTGCGACGGCGGTGCCGCCGATGGCCATCACACCGCCCTTGGCCGTCCGCGTCTCGGTCAGGGCCTTGCGCGGGCCACGCAGCCAGCGCTTCACGTTGAAGCCGGGGCACGCCTTCGCCGCGACCTCGTTATGGCCCCGAACGACTGCGCCGAAATACTTCGCCTCCAGCTTGTCGAGCAGTTCGGACAGCGAGCCTTCCTGGAGGCTGGTGTAGTGATCGGCGAACGTGTCGTTCTCGTTCGATCCGTGGCCGCCCACGAGGCAGATGCCGATGCTGTGCGCATTGTGCCCGGAGACATGCGCGCCGATCTCTTCCTCCGGCCTGCCAGCGATGACGGTGCCGTCGCGGTCGATCAGGTAGTGATAGCCGAAGCCCTTCCAGCCGCGCTGCCGGTGCCAGCGGTCGATTTCATTCCGCTTGGCTTCCGCGCTCTGGTCCGCCATCCAGTCCCGTCGGGTCGCGGAGCAGTGGACGAAGATTTCGTTGATGGTCCTGGTCATTTGCCCACCCTCGCAATCAGCGCTTTGATGTCGTCCCGAATCTCGGCCAGCATCCTGTTCGTGTCGTCACGAGCCTGTTTCGACGCCTCCAAGTCCTCGCGGCGCTGGTTCCATAGCCGCCGAATCTCCTTGGTATTGTCCATTGCTCGCGCCTCAAGACGGATCAGCCAGACAATCAGGGCGATGAAGCCCATCAAAACCGGCCAGAACTTCAAAGCAGATTCCATGCCAAAGACCTTCAAGAAGCGCGCTAGATTGTCCGCATTGTGCCCGAAAACTCGCGTCAATTCTACGATGCACCGTCCTGCGGGGGGTCATAAGGCGCCGGTCCAGCGGCTAGAGCAGCGGCATAAATATCCCGTCCGTGCTGCTCGACGTCATTCGGGTCTGCGGTGAATGGAATCCAGCCGAACTGCGGATGATCGATCTCGCAGTCGATGGTGCCATACTTATTGTAACGGATGTTCCGAATTTTCATTATGCGATCCTAAGAAAGAGAGTTGCGGATTGGTAGCCTTCGTTGGCGTAAGGAGCCAGAATACCCATAGCCCTCCAAGTCCCTGCGGGGGATATGTTGTTGTTAGGAACTTGCCCTGTGTTGGTATCTAAAGGGTTGTCAGTCACCCCTCTGTAATCAAGATTGCTTCCCGCCGTAGTCCCGCCATAAGCAACGACTGTCCCGTTGTCCCCCAAAAAGGCATAGGTTCCAACCGCACCGACAGAGGAAGATGCGATGGCAGTGTTCACCGTGGTTGTCGTGACCTTTTCCCCGAGACTGTCAATCGCAGCCTTGATTTTAGCAGGAGTGACGACAGCTTCTGTGGTGCTTGTCCCGGCCTCCCACGTCGCTTGAGTGAGCGTCGGAAGATTGTCCACCTCGAACTTGCTGGTAGACTGGTTCAAATTTCCAATCGTGATCCACGCTGAATCCGCCTCATTTCGCATTTTGAGCAGGTTGTTCGTGGTGTCATACCAAAGCATATTGGCATATGTCGTTGAAGGTGCAGTTCCTCCAGACGAAAGAGATGCAAGCGCCTGAAGTGCACTGTTCAGATCGGACCTGAAACTTGATGCCGTTTGGTTGGCAATAGAGAAGTCATTCTGGCTCATATCTGTTCTCCATTAGTATTCGACCGTCACTTTCAAATCGGAAACCGACGGGGTGTAGTTGCTGTTTTCGCTGGACAAGACCGCCTTGAAGCGGAAAGCCCGGCCTTGATAGAAAGACCCGTTCGCCAACTGATACGCACCCCAAGTCGGAGTCCCAGCGGGATCATCGTCTGTTGCCGACACATAAACGAGAACAGAAACATCCCCAAAGTCTGTTGTCTCATCCGTCCATGTATCAAAGAGGCCTGGCCAAGTATCGATCAACTGAGGAATTGCATCCCAAAGCAGGGTCGCTCCGTCATAAGCGCGGGAAAATGTCCTCTCTCCCGTGACCTTCGCGTTCCGCACCGTTCCGGTGTCGATATAGCTTGAGAACAGATACTCTCCTGTTGGAGAGCCTGCCGACGTATCGTCAATCAGAAGCTCGCCCGAAGACACGATGAGGTTTGTCTTGGTCCCACTGAACGTGGGAGACTCAGTCAAATCTTGAGATGTCCCAAGCTGAGGAAGCTCAGACGGTAGAACCACGATAGACGTTGGATTTTGACTGAAGTTCCCCTCTTTGTCGTAGGCGCGAATAAGGAATGTCCCAGAACGGGCTGGAACAGTAGCACTTGTGGAGGGCCGACCAACTTTCTCGACAATGGTTGACGAGTTTGACCAAGTTGCCCCTGTCGTGTTCGAGTTATGCTTGATCTCATAGTGGCTCAAATCGGCATCAGGGACGGCAGGCCAGTTCAAAAACAGAGTCCCACCGGAGAGTTCTTTTGTCATCGCCCCAACGTCGGACGGATCACCAGCGAAAGCGTTGATCTCCACGTTTTCAGTAGCTGTGAATTGACCACGGATGCCGAACGTGTTTACTGCTCGCGCCCTGAAATCATAGTTTGCCACCTCAAGGTCTCGGATGAGGAACTTTCCAAGTTGACCAGAACCGAATGAGGTATAGTCAGAGTCGCTTGATTTCTTGTATTCAAGTTCAACATGATCCACTGCCTCTGCTCTGGAAGAAGAGACCGTCACCGCAGCGATATTTGAGACCTTTTGGTTTGAAATCTGAATGTCTGCTTCTGCCGACACCCCTACATCAGGAACATCAAACGGAGAAAGCAGAGTGGTGTTGTCGCGCTCGTAAACGACACCATCATCAATCTCGTCGAAGACGCTCTCACTGATTTCGCGCAGGGTCATCCGCACCTGAAGATCAAGGCCGTCAGTCAAGCCGAACGTCCAGCTGACGACCTCGAACTCCTTCTGAGACCAGCCGAACCGCGTCAGGCTCAACTGCACCACGTCGCCGACCTGAACCTGGAATGCGCGAAGTCCGAAGGACGCGCCGACTGTGAGCTGCTGCCGGTTCCGCTCCAGCATGATCCGCGCGATCCGCCGAGCCTCGATGCTGTTGTCGGTGAAGGGAAGCTCGATGTCCGCGACACTCTCCTGTCCATTATCAGCCGACAGGAACGCCGCGTTCGTGACCTCTGGATAGTCCGTCAACTGCCAGTCTGTCTCGTCGCCTCGAAAGGTGCCTCGAATGGTGTTGAAATTGTCCCGTCGCGAGTGCCGAGTGTTGACGAACACGTTCGACCGAAGATCGTCCTCGGTGAACTCAACGGTCGGGGCGACCCAATAGCCAGGCTTCATCCGCCACTCGCCTTGCGCATACCAGAGCAGGCCGGACATGCTGGTGAGCAGATCGCCGATAATGTCGTCCGGCGTCTGGCCTGTGGTGAAGTTGCCGTTGCAGGTGTAGCGGGCAGTCCCTGCTATCGTGTCGGTCTGGTCGCACACGTTCGCGGCGGCACTCACAAGCGTGTCGTCGAT